GCTCGACACTGGCCACATCGCTGCGATGCCAGGCAACAGGCTTCGTTGGTATGAACCGAGTTGGATCAAACCCTATTCGGAACGTCCTGATTTCCTCGTAAACACCCATCAGTTTACAACTGAGCGCGAAAAAGCCCTTCTGAACAGCGAAAAGCAGTTCTACGACACTCATGCTGACGCAACTGAACCCGCCGATCCCAGTTGAGACGGTGAAAGGCAAGGGATTTGCTTTCGCTGTCATCGACTATGGGATGGAACACCACCTCCTTTGGGTGGTAACGCTCGACGAGGACGGGGCGATTTGGACTGTTCCCAACCCCGAGTTGCGTGTAAGGCCGAATTGGACGATGGGAAGACGCACATGAAGAAACCAGAACCCAAGAAAGACCCGCTCGACGACCTGAACGTCGAAGGTGTGCCTGTTGGCAAGGTGATTAAGGGCGCGAAAGCGGCCAAATCGATCATCGGCGGGCTGAAAACGCTGAAAGGTTTGCTCGGCAAGTGAGCGAAGAGAAATTTCGCCCTGATTTGGCCGCAATTGCGAGCGAAGAGGCTGCTGCTCAAGCGAAAATCGCTGCCGCGGCGGACGAGGAGAAGGCAATTGCCCTCGCCGAGGCCATTCGTGTCATCCGCGAACACAAAAAGCGCAACAAGCTGGAGTATTTCACGCCTTACAAGTGGCAAACCCAGTTCTATGAGGCGGGAAAGAAGTCAAAACAGCGCGCATTGATGGCCGCAAACCGTGTCGGCAAGTCATACAGCGCCGCATACGAGATGGCCTGCCACCTGACGGGCAAATATCCCGATTGGTGGCCTGGAATTAAGTTCACGCGGCCCATCAACGCCTGGGCGCTGGGCGTCACGGGCGAACAGATGCGTGACGTGATCCAGAAGGAGCTATTTGGCGTCCTGAACGGGCGCCAGTTCGACGGCGGCTTCATTCTGCCCGACGAAATCCGGTCGATTGTGCCTGCCGCGGGTACGCCCAGGCTCGCCAAGGACATCTTCATTTGGCACCAGAGCGGCGGCTATAGCTGTCTGAGCCACAAATCGTACTCACAAGGCCAGGCGCCGCTGATGGGGTCGTCCATCGACATCGCGTGGATCGACGAAGAGCCGACTGACCCTGAAATCTATCCCCAGGTGCTGACCCGTACCGCCACCGGCAACGACGGGAAGGGCGGATACGTCCTGCTGACGTTCACGCCGGAAAACGGCATGACGGAGCTGGTCAGCCAGTTCATGGAGAGCCTGAAAGAGGGCCAATACCTCCAGAACGTGACGTGGGAAGAGGCTGAACACCTCGACGAGGACACAAAGCGGCAGCTTTTGGCGGCTATCCCTGAATACCAGCGCGAAATGCGCTCCAAGGGCATCCCAGTGCTGGGTGAGGGCATGGTCTATCCGGTCGCCGAAGAGGCGATCAAGGTCGATCCGTTTGAAATCCCGAACCACTACAAGATTTGCGCCGCCATCGACTTCGGGATCAGTCACCCGACTGCCGTCGCCTGGACGGCCTACGACGCAGATCGCGACATCATCTACCTGTACGACGCTTACAAGCGGGCAGGGGAGATTCCAGCCGTCCACAGCGCGATGATCCGCGCCAAGGGGCCGGGAATACCCCTGATCTACCCGCACGACGGCGACAACCGCGACAAAGGCTCTGGCAACACGATGGCAGAGTTGTATCGCGAGCAGGGATTGAACGTCGTGGCGCGCTTCACCAACCCCGATGGCTCAAATTTCGTCGAGCCAGGGATCATGGACATACTCGAGCGGATGCGGACGGGCCGGTTCAAGGTGTTCGCTGATTGCAAGGATTTCTTCGACGAATTCCGTCGTTATCACCGCAAGCAGGGCAAGATCGTGAAGGAACATGACGACTTGCTGGACGCAGTGCGCTATTCCGCCTTGTCTGTGCAACGCTTTGGCATTAATAAGGGCGAACTCAAAATGCCAGAGGTGTATGGACGGCACAGCGTCTCCCTCGCCCCTGACTACGACTTTTAGGACGCGCTATGCCCGAGATCAAGAACGAAATCACCGAAGACGAGTTGATTGCGCTGTTGGAGCGTAATCTGGACGCTTCGGACCCGTACACCGAGTCTCTGATCGGCGAACAGCGCGACAAGGCCCACCGCTACTACTACGGCGAGCCTCTCGGCAACGAAATTAAGGGCCGCAGCCACCACATCAGCCGCGACGTGTTCGATGCAGTCGAGTCCACCAAGGCGCTCCTGCTCGACACCTTCACCGCAGACCGCAACGTCTGCCAGTTCCAGCCCCAGACGATCAACGACATCGAAAAGGCTCGCGAAGCCACTGGCTGGGTCAATTACCTGTTCTACCGGCAGAACAACGGCTTCCGCATCCTGCACGACACGATCCACGACGGCCTGGTGTCGAAGCTTGGCATCGTCAAGCGTTGGTGGGACGAGCGGATCATCTACGTCGAGGAAGAATTCGACGATATCAACGAAGCGCAGTACGTTGCACTTGCAAACCAGCCAGACGTAGAGATCACCGAGGTCGAGCAGGAAACGCAGCAGGAAGCGATCATCGATCAGATGGGCGCGATGGTTTCGCCTGCGGTTACCACCTATAGTGGCAAACTCAAGCGGCGGTTGGACCGCAGCAAGGTGCGTGTCGAGAACGTCGAACCGGAGCGTTTCTACGTCAGCCCCCGCGCCACCAGTGTCGAGGAGGCGGATTTCGTCTCGTACCGCTCGGAGGTCGAGATCGGCGAGCTTCTGGAAGACGGCTACGACGAGAAGAAGATTGAGCTTCTCGACGAGGAAATGGACGGCTATCGCGACGGCACCCAGGGCCGCGACAGCTTCGACGAGTACTCAGCCGAGATGCATATGCGCGACGACCATCCAAATCGTCGCTATGTGACCATCTACGAGTCGTATCTGCGCATTTACGACCCAGATACCAAGACCCGCCGCACTCTGAAGGCGATCCACAGCCGTCGCACGTTGCTCGACACCGAGGTCGTGGAAACGCACCCGTACCGTGCTTGGTGTCCGTTCCCGATCCCGCACAAGGCGGTTGGCATGAGCCTCGCCGACGTGATGATGGACATCCAGAAGTCGCAGTCATCGCTAAAGCGTTCTGTCATCGACAACGCCTTTATGACGAACACGACCCGCTGGCTGGCGAACCTGTCACTGGTCCGCAACCCGCGTGACCTGATCGACAACCGCGTCGGCGCCGTGATTGACGTGAACGCTATGGACGCATCGTCCGTCGTTCAGCCGCTGAACACCCCCAGCATCAGCCCCACCGTATTCACGACGATGGAAGTGCTGGAGCAGGAGAAGGAAGCGCGTTCTGGCTCCTCGCGTATGTCGAAGGGGCTGGACAGCGATGTCGTAGCCAAGCAAAACAGCAACGACCTCGTTACGCGGTACATGAACGCCAGCAACCGTCGCACGATGGTCATGGCGCGTCACTTCGCCGAGTCGTTCCTGATGCCGCTGATGTACGACCTGTACCGGCTGTCGAAGGAAAACGACACGCAGACGAAGATGGTGCAGCTTGGCGACACGTTCGTTCAGATCACGCCGACCGAACTGGCCGACCGCACCGAGATGACGGTCGCCGTGGCGCTCACGCCTGAAGCCCGTGCGGCTGAAGCGCGGACGCTGATCATGCTGGATCAGATGTTCACGGCGAACCCGCAAGACCCGACCGTGGGCGGTATGTACGACAAGCCACAGCGGTTTGCCCTCCTGGCCGATGCAATCGACCTCATGGGCCTCAAGGGCGGTATGCGCTATCTGGAAAGCCCGATGTCGCCGCAGCACCAGCAAAAGATGCAGCAGGCGCAGATGCAGGGCCAGCAGCGCGAAGAAATGATGCGCCAGATGGAAATGAAGAAGCTGGAGCTTGAGGAGCGCAAGGTCGTCACTGACGAGCAAAAGCTCAACTTCGACGCCGCCAAGGTGCAGATCGACGAAGACCGCCTGCTCCTCGACGTTCAGATCGCGAAGAACGACTTCATCCTGAAGGCCCAGCAAGTTGGCGACGAGGCCGAGAAGTTCGACACCGACACGGCCCTGAACGCGATGCAGCTACGCCATCGCATGAAGGTGGAGTCAATGCAGGCGGAGAACCAACGCATGGCGATGAGCCGCAAAGGGGAATGATTTATGAGCTTTGAACAAGCCGTTGAGGCATTCAAGCGGAAGAAGAACGCCAGGACCGTCGCTGAAGAGAAGCGCGAGGCGTACAAAAAGATGGTCAAGGACTACACGAAGCTCAAGTACGGCCAGAACAAGGCTGGCGAGCGCGTGGAGCGTCCGATCACCCAGGAGCGCATAGAGCGCGCTGAAGCGGCCAAGACCCGCGTCATTCCTGACGCGAGCGAAGGGCTAGCCGACTTCTTCAAGGAAACAAACTGATGGAAATCGATTACGGAATTGACGGTGCAGAGAAGGCCGCGGAAGACGCGAGCCGCCTGCTCCAGAACGATGCGTTCAACGATGCGTACACGTCGCTGATGGACGACATCCAGAAAAAGCTATTCATGTCGGAGTTGGGCGCGCAAGCCGAACGTGAAACCTTGTTCCATCTGCACCGCGCCGCGCAGATGTTCGTCAACAATATCGCATCTCGCATCAACCATTTTCAGTTGAAGCAGCTACAGGATTCGATTACACAGGAGACTTGATGTGACAGAGCAAACCGTTGCGGACTCTGCACCGAGTGCTGAAGAGCGTTTGGCAGCGTTGTACACCGCCCCCGAGGAGGACAAGGCGGATACCGAGGCCGATTCACAGCCCACAGATGAGGGCGAAACAGAAGTAGTCGAGGACGAGGTTGAAGCCGACGCCACTGATTCCGAGGAAGCCGAAGACGGTGAAACCGAGGACGAAGAGGGCGAAGCCGATACCGAAGAGGAAGACGCTGGAGCCGACGAATCCGACGATAAACCCAAGGAGCCAGAGTTCCTTGAAATCGACGGAGAGAAGGTAAGCGTTGAAGAGGTAAAACTCGGATACCTCCGTCAGGCTGACTACACCAGGAAAACGCAGGCAGTCGCGGAACAACGTAAATACGCCGAAGAAGAGCGGCAGTATTACGCTTCCACACTGAACACGATCCTGTCCACCGTAGGCGCCGATCTACAACGCTTTGAAGGCGTTGATTGGGAACGGGCTGCGGCGGAGAACCCAGAGCAGTACCAGCAGGCTAAAGCGGCCCGCGAACACGCTTTCAGTCTTTTCAACGGCATCAAAGCCCAGACTGAAGAATTCGTAACCCGCGCAAAACAGGCACAGCAGGCGGCTCTCCAGGCGCAAGCCAAGGAGTCAATTGCGATCCTGAAGACGACCATCCCTGGCTGGAACAACGATTTGTACGGACAGATTGGCGAGTTCGCAGTTTCCGAACTGGGTTTCAAGCCGGACGAGTTCAACAACATCGCTGACCACAGGGCCATTACGTCGATCTACGAAGCCATGCAGTACCGCAAAGGAAAATCAGTCGCCACCAAGGCAACCGTCAAGGTGGCTCCTAAGAAAACCCTGTCTGACAAGAAGGCAACCGAGGCAAAGACCGTAACTACCCGTAAGACCAATCAGCAGGCGCGTCAGCGTTTGCGGGAAACGGGCAAGGTCGATGACGCGATTGCACTCTTGGTGAATCGTATGAGGTAACACATCATGGCTACTATTTCTGGCGTCGCAAAGACGTATGATCTCGTCGGTAAGAAGGAAGATATCGAAGATATCATCTACGACATCTCTCCCACCGACACTCCGTTCCTTTCGTCCATCGGCACGTCGAAGGCGAAGTCCACTGTCCACCAGTGGCAGCAGGACAAGCTGGCCTCGCCCGCAGCCAACAAGGCTGTTGAAGGCGCGGCTGCTGGCGCTGCTACCGCTTCAGACACCACGCTGAAGTCTGCCAACACGCAGATTTTCAAGGGCGTCGTCGAAGTGTCCGGTTCGGCCCAGGCTATCGGCCTGTACGGTCGCGCCGATGAACTCGCTCGTCTCGTTGCCAAGAAGGGCAAGGAAATCAAGCGGGACATCGAATACGCGATGGTTGGTGCGAACCAGACCGGCGCTGCTGGCAACGGCTCGACGGCTCGCGAACTGACTTCGGCTCAGAACCAGATCGCTGCTTCGACCACCAACACGAACGGCACGAACCGTGCGTTCACCGAAACCATCCTGCTCGACGTGATGCAGAAGGTGTTCACCGCTGGCGGTATGCCGAACCAGCTTCAGGTGACGCCGTCGCACTCGCTGCTGGTGGCTGGTTTCGCCGCTGCTTCGGGTCGCCAGCGTGACTTCGGTGTGCAGAAGAAGATCGTTAACGCGGTCGATCTGTACGTCTCGCCGTTCGGCGAAGTCGCAGTGGTTCCGAACCGCTTCCTGAACGCCAACACCGCCCTGGTTCTCGACACCGAGTACTGGAGCCGTGCGGTTCTCCGTCCGATGACGACGGAAGTCCTGGCGAAGGACGGCGACAGCGAGAAGCGCATGATGATCACCGAACTCACGCTCGTCTGCGAAAACGACGAAGCGTCGGGTCTGGCATCTGCACTGACCGCGTAAGCGTAAGGGGGAGGGCGGTCATTGGGATCGCCCTCCTTCCCTGTTTTTTGAAAGACCCGAAATGTCCGACGAACTTAAAACCACCCTTGAGTTTGATAAGAACACGGGCAAGCACATCTTGCGCCACACGCAGGACGTGACTTCGATTTTGGACGCCAACAAGCGCGCCCAGGCCGACAACATCGGCAAGAAATTCGGCGATTTCGCCCAGATCGCGAGCATTCCATTCGCCGTAGTGCTTGAGTGGAAGCAGAAATACGGCATCAACGCGATGTCGCCGTCGCCTGAAGACAAGATTCGCATGGTTGCATTGTTGAACGATCCAGACTATGCGTACCTCCGTACACGCGGAGGTCGTCTGTGAGCATCACGTCGTTCAGCGAACTGAAAGCAGCCGTTGCCGATTGGATCAATCGCGACGACCTTTCTGATGCCCGCTTGAGCGACTTCATCGATATCGCGCAAAACCGCATCTTTCATGCGCTACGCATCCCGGTGATGGAGAAGTTCGTCGCGATCACCGTGGACACGAACGGCAAGATCGCTATTCCGACCGATTTTCTTGAAGCGAAAGACGTGCTGTTCAATGACAAGCCGTTGGATCGCATTTCGCTGACCGAGTTTTACAGCCGTGGCATCAGCCAGGGCCAGCCCATCGCATTCGCCCGCGAAGCCGAGTATCTGCGCTTGTCGCCGAACCCCGGCAACGTGAGCGGCATGAAGATGATTTATTTCGCAGAGCCGCCGCGTCTGTCTGGCACGACTGCCACGAACGACGTGTTCGCTCTGTCTCCTGAACTGTATCTCTACGGCGCGCTTGTCGCCGCTGGCACCTATCTGGGTTCGCCGGTCGAGAAGATGCAGATTTGGTCTGAGAGTTTTAACGACACGATGCAGCGCCTGGTGGACCATGCGCGCCAAGCGGAGGTGTCTGGGTCCACCAACACTGTAGCGAACGGGTACTGAGATGTCGTCTTCGAGCTTCTACAACTCTGGCGAAGCAGCCATCGTCAACGTCTATGAAGACGAAGCAGCGGCCTCCGCGGCTGCTGCGGCTGCGAGTGCGGCAGCGGCTGCTGCAAGCGCATCGGCGTCGGCTTCGTCGTCACGCATCGAACTGCGGACGAACGCAACGCACGTCCAGTACAAGTATGTGGACGGCTCAACGTGGTACGACATCGCGACACTGGCCTCGCTGACCGGCCCGCAAGGCGCAACCGGACCCGCGGGGCCGCAAGGCTTGCAGGGGCCTGTCGGGCCACAGGGCGACGTTGGCGCAACCGGCGCACAGGGCGCCACGGGGCCTGCTGGGCCGCAGGGCATCCAAGGCAAGAACGTCGAGCTTCAGGCTTCGGCGACGCACATTCAGTGGCGCTTGGTTGGCGATACAACGTGGCAGAACCTGACGGCGCTGTCTGCACTTGTCGGGCCGCAGGGGCCACAGGGCATCCAAGGCATTCAGGGCATACAGGGGCCGGTTGGGCCTACGGGGCCGCAGGGGCCGAAAGGCGACACGGGCGAAGGCATCAACATCCTTGGCTCGTTCGCGAACAGCGGCCAGTTGCCGTCGAGCGGCAACAGCGTTGGCGACGCCTATCTCATCACGGGTGATCTGTGGGTATGGACCGGCAGCGCCTGGCAGAACACCGGCACGATCCAAGGGCCTGCTGGCCCCACCGGCCCACAGGGGCCGCAGGGCATTCAGGGCGTAAAGGGCGACACGGGCGACACGGGGCCACAGGGACCGGCAGGGGCGCAGGGCGCCACGGGGCCACAGGGGCCGACCGGCGCAACTGGCGCTGGCGTAGCTGCTGGCGGCACGACGGGCCAGGTGCTGGCCAAGAGCAGCAACGCTGATTACGCGACGACGTGGACGACGATCACTGTCCCGACCGCCGTCTCGCAGCTTACGAACGACAGCGGCTATCTGACTTCGATCACCTCGTCCAACGTCACGACCGCGCTGGGCTACACGCCTGCGAACAAGGCTGGCGATACGTTTAGCGGCGACGTTACGACGACCAGCCAAGTCATGCGTGTGCAGAACACAACGGGCGCGTTCCAAGTCTTTAAGGACGGCACACCTAGCAAGGCAGCGCGGTTCGCGTTTAACACAGCCGTTGCAGACGGCGTAGCCATTGGCGTATTCAACGGCACGACGTGGTCCGATGCGCTTAACATCACTGAAGTCGGCAACGTCGGGGTCGGCACTACCGCACCGGATGTCTACGCTGGGCGGTCTACCCTGTCGGTCAACGGCTCGACCGGCGGCATCATCACGCTGCAAGTCGCGGGAACGCAGAAGCTGCGGATGTTCACGGCATCTGGCGGATCGACTCTCGGTACGCTGACTGGATCGTTGGACGTATCGACCGGCGACGCATCCGCACTGACATTCAGCACGAATAGCGCCGCGCGGGCCATCGTCGATGCCAATGGCAACTTGGGTGTAGGCACGACCTCTCCGACGAACTTCGGCGCCAACTACCGTACCCTGCACGTTTCTGGCCAAGACACGACTAACGGCGGTGTATTCCGCTCGTCGAATAGCAACAACAGCGTCGTTGGCGACGTGTTCGTCGATTCCTCGTCGTTCAACGTCCGCGCTGGCCCTAGCACGGCGTTGTCGCTTCAGGCTGGGAACACAGAGCGTGTTCGCATTCTCGCTGACGGCAAGGTGGGTGTTGCGACGACCCCGGCTTCGACATTCGACCTCAACGGCAACACGTCTCAAAACATCGTCGCAGTCGGCGCACTCGACATCGACTGCTCCGCTGGCAACTACTTCACCAAGACAATCAACGCAAACAGCACGTTCACGTTCAGCAACGTGCCTGCAAGCCGTGCGTTCGCGTTCACGCTTGAACTGACGCACACCAGCGGCACGATCACTTGGCCCACCAGCGTGAAGTGGCCTGGCGACACGGCTCCTTCGCTGACGACCGGCAAGACGCACCTTTTCACATTTGTCACTGACGACGGCGGTACCCGCTGGCGCGGCGTAGCGCAGAAGGACTACGTCAACTAATGGACCGCGTATCTCGCGCATTGTTGATGGCTGGAGGGGACGCTGGAGGCGGACCCCCAGGCCAAATTGAATACACCAGTTTTGGAACGGTTAGTTTCGTTGTTCCGGCTGGAGTGACTAGCATCTGCGTTCTCTGCGTCGGCGCGGGCGGCGGCGGCTATGCTGGCTCTGGCGGCGGCGGAGGCGCTCTCGCTTACGCCAACAACATCGCAGTTACTCCGGGCGAATCGCTCACCGTCAAGGTCGGCGGCCCCGGCGGCGGCGGCAACGGCGCGCCGGGAGACTTTAGCGCCGTTTCACGTCAGGGAGACCTTTCTTCTCCGTTCGCACGGGCCAACGGCGGCAACGGCGGCTATCAGTGGAGTGGTACAAGTACTCCCCCAAATGGTGGCACCGTGCAAGCCGGTACCGGCGGCAACGGCGGCAGCGGCGGCTACGGTACATGGGGCGCAAGTGGGGGAGGCGCTGGGGGGTACTCTGGCCCCGGCGGCACCGGCGCTTCGCCAGGGGGCGGAGGCGCCTACTCTGGCACCGGCGGCAGCGGCGGTGGTGGAGGCGGGGGCGGACGCGCTCAGTACTTTAGCGGCGGCTCATATGAAGCCCAGCCCGCTGGCGCTGGCGGAGGCGGAGTAGGCCTGCTTGGGCAAGGCGCTAACGGTAGTGCGGGTAGCGGCGGCGGATATACGGCCTACGGCGGCGGAGGCGGCAGCGGCGGCGCCGCTGGCGGGTCCACAAGCGGTGCGTACTACGACGTGATTGGCAAGACCGGCGGCGCATATGGAGGCGGCGGCGGAGCCGCAGGGTATGAATTCGTTGACCCCGACTTTTACCCCGGCGTTGGCGGAGGCGGCGGAGTGGGAGCAGTTCGCATCATTTGGGGTTCTGGCCGCGCCTTCCCATCAACCAACACAGGAAACTTGTGATGAACGTAATTCAGATTGACGACAGCGGTAGCGCATATGGCTACCCCGTACTGGCCGAGAACTTTCGTCTGCTGTTTCCGACAGTGTCATTCCCCAACCCGTTGACGCCGGAATCGGTTGAGCCGTTCGGATACGGGTGCTACGAGTTTGCCACGCAGCCAGAATGCGATTCGACGCACAAGGTGGTTGAAGTCGCGCCGAAGAAGGGCGAAGACGGCGTTTTCTACCAGTCATATGAGGTCGTGCCTCTGACGGAAACCGAACTTGCCGCGCGCACGGAAGCGCAGTGGGGGCTTGTTCGCGGTGAGCGAAACTTCCGCCTGATGCGCTGCGATTGGACGCAACTGCCCGATGCGCCGCTCTCCAACATTGAGATGCAAGAATGGGCCTCGTACCGGCAAGCTTTGCGTGATATTACAACCCAAAGTAATCCGTTCAACATCCAGTGGCCGACTGCGCCGGGAGCATAAGACGTGGCCCTTCAGACCTCTGGCCCGATCAGTCTAGGGAACGTGCAGACCGAGTTCGGCGGCACGAACCCTATCGCCATGTCTGAATACTATGCAGGCGGGGCCAATGTCCCCTCTGGCGCCACTGGCACCAATGGTGCTGTGCCGTCGAGCGGCACGATCTCTGTGTCGAAGTTCTACGGAACAGTAAAGACGGCCTTCTCGCCCGCTGGCGGCACCTCGGCTGGTTCGCCCCAGGCTCTGTCCGACTTCGGCACACTTTCTGCCAGCGTCACGATCTCTTGCACCACGTCTGCGGTGTGGACGTGGAGCCGCACTGGCGACACGAACGGCAGCGCGACCGTCAGCAGCGGCGGATCGGCCACCGGCATCACCTTCAATCTCAACACGACCGGCTTCACCTATCGGCAGAGTGAATTCACGGTCAGCGCCACGTCCAACGGCATCACGCGCTATTGGACGATAACTCTAACCGCCGAAGGATTGAGCTGATGAGTGAACAGCACTCGACAGAAGTCGAGCTGGCCCTGCTGCGGGCCGACCTCGACCAGATGAAGGACGACATGAAGGGGCTTCGGCAAGAAGTCAAAGACCTTCTGGACGCCTGGAAGACGGCGACAAACGTGCTGGCATTCATCAAGTGGCTGGCCGGTATCGGCACTGCGGTTGCTTTTTTGTGGGCCGTAGCCAAGGCAAAGTTGGGACAATAACCGTGGGTTACGCACTAGGCACAAAATCTCTGCAAAAGCTGACAGGCGTTCACCCTGATCTGGTGAAGGTCATCAAGCGCGCAATTCAGATTACGCCGGTCGATTTCGCTGTCATTGAAGGCGTTCGCACGGTAGAGCGGCAGAAGCAGCTTCTCGCAGCAGGAGCGTCAAAGACGATGCAATCGCGGCACATCACTGGTCACGCCGTGGACATCGCTCCCTACGTTGATGGCGACATCCGTTGGGATTGGCCCCTGTATCGCAAGATCGCGCCCGCTATCAAGCAGGCGGCAAAGGAAGTCGGCGTACCAATCGAGTGGGGCGGCGATTGGATTCGTTTCAAAGACGGCCCGCACTGGCAACTGCCCCGTCGCAAATATCCGTAAGGAGAAGCAAATGTTCGCAGGCTACAAGACCTACATCACCGCTGGCGTCGCTGTAATCAGCGCCGTCGCTGCCTATGCGACCGGCGAAGCCGATCTCATGGACACCGCAAACCTTGTTTTCACCGCTTTGCTTGGCGCCTTCATTCGCCACGGCGTCGAAAGCGGCAACAAGCTGTACTAAGGAACTGAACGATGGGCCTTGAATCGACGACATTCATCGACGGGCTGGTGGCCACTAATCCGACCTCGTCGGATAACGCCAACCAGGGCGATAACCACATCCGGCTTATCAAGTCGGCGATCAAGGCCACGTTCCCGAACGTCACGGGGGCGGTGACGGTCACGCAGTCGCAGATCAATAGCGTCACCGGCAAGCTTGATCTTGCTGGCGGCACTATGACGGGTGCGTTGACCGTCCTGGCGCCTTCGGCCACTAACCATGCGGCCACCAAGGGGTATGTGGACGCTGGCCTCGCTGGCAAAGCGGACAGCAATCACACGCACACAATTGGCCAGATCACCGATCTCCAGACGGCTCTGGACAACCGCCTGCGCTTCGACATCTCGACTCAGGGCCTGACCGAGACGCAGAAGACCAACGCCCGCACCAACTTGGGCATTACCTCCACTGGCACGGCGCAGAATACCGACCAGATTCCCGAAGGCACGACGAACCTTTACTTCACGACGGCTCGCGCCCGTGCGTCGTTCTCGGCTGGCACAGGCATCAGCATCAGCGGCGGCGTAATCAGCAGCACCGTTTCGGCGCCTGTGACCTCGGTTGCGGGTAAGACCGGCGCTGTAACGCTCGCCACATCCGACATCTCTGGCCTCGACAGTTCTCTGTCTGGAAAGCTCAACCTGACGGGTGGAACGCTGTCGGGAACGCTGTCAATCAGCAGCGTCGGGTCGCTTTCAGCCAGCGGAGCCAATCTCGCCATCAACGCGGGTTCGCGGTTGTCACTGCAAGCTGCGAACGTGGAACGCCTGGCGGTTACGTCGTCCGGTGCGGAAGTGACAGGCAACATCACAGCGTCGGGCAGCATCACCGCCACTGGCGACATCACGGCGTTTTCAGACGCCCGCTTGAAGACGAACGTCGAAACACTCGCGAACGCACTGCACGTCGTGAAGGCGCTGCGTGGCGTCCGCTACACCAGCAAGCTCGACGACGAAGACCACATCGGCGTCATCGCGCAAGAAGTCGAGCGTGTGCTGCCGCAAATCGTCAAGACGCACGGCGACAGCCTCAAGAGCGTGGCCTACGGCAACATCGTGGGTGTCCTGATCGAAGCGATCAAGGAACTTGAAGCCCGCGTGGCAGAGTTGGAGAACCGTTAATGGTGATGGTCCCGCTGCGGAATATCGGCGCTGGGGGTCTAGTCCCCGATCAGCAGCCGTATGACGTGGAACTCACGCAGTTCCCGGCGGGCAATAACGTCCAGTTCCAGGCTGGCCGCATTGGCAAGGCCCTTGGTTACACGACGGTGTCGTCTCTGACCTTCCAGCCTACCCATGTGGCTGGTTGGTTCGTGGACAGCAGCAATTCCATTGTCATCGGCTCAAACGACGGTCTGTACCGCTTCAACGGCAGCACCGTCGAAGACGTGACGGCCACGGCCTATACAGGCGGCTACAGCAACTCGCCGCGGTGGCAGTCGAACCAGATCGGTACCGGCTTCCTGATGAACAACGGGGCGGACAAGCCCCAGTACATGGCCACGGGCGGCACCAACTTCGCCGATCTCGCCAACTGGCCTGCGAACCTCCGCACGACGAGCCTGCGTCCGTTTACGTCGTTCCTCGTCATGGCTGGCTACAGCGAAGGCGGTAGCGAGTATCCGTACACGGTGCGTTGGTCGGATGAATTCGACCCGACAAGCGTCCCCGGCAGTTACGACATCACCTCGACGACCAATCTGGCCGGTGAAAACATCCTCGGTGGCCGCTTCGGGCGTCTGGTGGACAGCCTGCCGCTGAACGGCATCAACATCGTCTACGCCGAACGCGGCGCCTACGCCATGAGCTACATCGGCGCTCCGCTGGTGTTCGCATTCCGCGAACTGTTCGACGACGACGGCATCATCAATCTCGGTGCAGCCTGCGTCTTCAACAACCGCCATTTTGTGGTGGGCCGCAATGACATTTACATCCACGACGGCAGCGCCAAGCAGTCGGTCGTGGACAAGCGCGTCAAGGAATCCTTCTATACCGCCCTGGCCGACACTCGTTCGGTGTTCGTGGTGCATGAGCCGATCCTGGGCGAAATCTGGGTCTGCTACGCCGACAAGAACGCTGCCGACAAGGAAACGGCCAACCGCGCTCTCGTCTACAGCTACCAGAACGACGCTTTCACTTTCCGCGACCTTCCGAACCTCCGTTCACTGGCAGTCGGGCCAGGCATCGGCGGCGGCGGTACAGGTGGCGGCTCTGGCGCAACGTGGGACAGCCTCGACATTGCGTGGGATAGCTGGTCGGCAACGTGGTCTGATCTGGGCGCCGAGACGGAAGCGCGTAACACCCGCCTGTTCGGTGCGGGCTTCGCCACGTCGAAGCTGTTTGCCCACAACGAGACGTATGGTGCGAGCGGCGCTGGCTACACGGCCTATGTCGAAGCGTCGAAGATCGATCTCGACAAGGTGCTGAACCGTCCGGTGCAGAACCTCATCCAGATCAAGCGGATCGTCCCGCAGATCAATGGCACCGGCACCGTCACAATCAAGGTTGGCTACAGCAACGCACCACAAGCTGCCGTAACGTGGAAGAACGAGAAGACGTTCGCTATCGAAAGCGATTGGAAAATCGATACTCGCGTAACTGGGCGCTACTTGGCGCTAAGGGTTGAATCTTCTGTCGTTGACGGGTATTGGCAGTTGGGTGGATTTGATTTGGACATAGAAGAGGTTGCGGAGCGGTGAGTTACGTCCCCGCCCCCAGCCTCGCCAAAACGGTCGAAGACTTGCGCCGCTGGGCGACACAGGAACTCCAACGTGTCGCCGTCGCTTTTACAGCCGCGCAAACACCAACGATCCCTTACTTGTACGCAGCCCCGGCAAAGCCGACGAATGGCCAACTGGCCATCGCAGACGGCACTAGCTGGAATCCCGGTAACGGGAAGGGCGTGTACTGCTACATCGACGGTGTTTGGAAATTCCTAGGGTAGGACAGGCATATGAGCTTTTTTGGTATCGGCGGCGGCAAGTCTAGCTCCAATAACGTCTCTTCAAGCGTTAGTGGTCAGTATGCGCTTGGCGAGAACATCAGCCAGAGCGGCTCGCAGCAGGGGTCTAACTCCGCCAGCACTGGCATCAACATCTCGCAGTCTGGCCAGAACATCTACGGTGGCCAGCAGCCGTATCTCGACGCGCTGTACTCCCGCGCCAACGACCTCTACAGCAACTACGGTATGCCGGAACAGCAAGTAGCCGGTATCAATCCTGCGCTGGCCGGTGGCTTGGCGCAGCAGTACGGCTTTGCCACGGGCGCAGGCCAGGATATCTACACCACGCAGTTGATGCAGTCGCTGAACAACCTCGGCGGCTACGGCACCGCCGCAGCTACGGCTGACCGCATGGCCGGGGGCAACGTCTACAACGCGCCGACTTCGCGCGGCATCGATATGCGTACCGCCGCACAGGCTTCGTACAACCCGTACCTTGAAGGCCAAATCGACGCGGCGAGCCGTGACGTGGTCCGTAACCTCGGCGAGAACCAGCTTACCGGCAACGCAGCGATGGCCGCAGGCACGGGCAACAGCGGCTCTAGCCGTCGTGCGGTGATGGACGCTATCGCGCAGCGCGGTGCGGCTGACCGCGTGGCCGACATCGGCGCAACGCTCCGCGGCAACGCCTACAACACGGGCCTCGGCATCGCAGCCCAGCAGGGCCTCGCAAACCAGCAGGCGATGGTTTCGACCAACGCGCTGAACGCGAACCTCATGGGGCAGGGTGCGCAGCTCGGCTACAACCTTGGCCAGGCGGGCCAGCAGGGCATGAACCAGGCGTATCAGACCGGCGTGACCAACGCGGGCCTTGCGATGGACACTGGCAACTATCTGCGCCAGTACCAGCAGCAAGTTCTCGACACGGCGTTCAAGAACCAGATGAACCCTTACCAGGGCCTCCAGATGTACCAGTCGTTCATCGGTGCGCCGACTGTTCTGTCGTCCGCGAACAGCCTCGGCCTGGATCGCTCGACGAGCAACAGCTTCGGCAACAGCTTCAACAACGCCTACAGCTACGACCAGAGCGGTGGCCAGAGCTTCAACTCGGCCACTGGCAACTCGAAGGCCTTCAACGCCAACATGAGCATTGGATAAGAAATGAACTTCGGCGGCATCTTCAAATCGCTTTTCGGCGAAAACCAAGGCGGCAAGGACGCAAGCTCCGGTGGCGAAGATCGGAGCTTGGCCGTTGCCAAAGCGTGGTTCGACGCTGCGCAGAGCGGCGCACTGGAAAACGGAAGCACCGGCATCGCGAAACTGTATTCGGAGTTGTCGCCCATGACCGCTCCCGCGCAGGCGACACCGGCAGCAGCGCCCGCTGGCGTCGCGCCATCGACAATGCAGCTTCTCCAGCCGCCGTCAGCTTCTCCGATTGCCATCACGCCGCCATCCGGCACCAAGCCTGGCAACTACACCCCGGCGCAGATTTCGTTCATGCCGCAGGGGCCGTCTGCACTGGTCAATCTGGGTCTTCTGCCCGCGCAGACATCGCCATTCCAGATCACGTTGCCGAAAGGCACGAAGCCGAAGAACTACCAGCCCGCCACGATGACGGTTCGTCCGCCTACGCCCGTGGGTGCTGACGCGATGATGCAAGTGCTGGCTGCGATGCAGCCTGTGTCGCCCTTTGGCACAAGGATGGGTTAATGACCCAGCGCCCAATGGCCTCTTACTATGACCGCGTTTTGCAGGTCGAAAGCAACGGCAACCCGAACGCCGTAAGCCCGAAGGGCGCTCGCGGTTTGATGCAAGTCATGCCGAATACAGGCCGCGATCCTGGGTTTGGCATCACGCCGCTGCGGAATAACTCGCCAGAGGAAAACGTGCGGTTCGGGCGCGACTATTTGGACGCGATGCACAACCGCTATGGCGATCCGACAGCGGCTCTTGTGGCGTACAACGCTGGCCCTGCTGTGGCCGATGAGTGGGTGAGGAGCGGGCGCGATCCCAGCAAGCTCCCCGCTGAAACGCGAAATTATGTAGCGAAGGTAACGGGAACAAAAAGCATGGACCAAGGTCAAGGCACACAACCGGCACTGCTGATCCAGTCTCAGCCGCAGCGTAATCCCGTGGCGCCTACGCTGGCCCGCAACCCTAACGCTCCCGCGAAGATTGAGCAGCGGCCAATCCTGACGCAGGACATGGTCGCTGGCGCTCTGGCCCCGCAGACGGCTGCGGTTGAAGCCGATCCTGCCATGACGCAGCTTAACGCGATGAACGGCATGATCGATGCCAACGTCGCGGCGAAGCAGGCTGCGGTTCTCGGCAATGAAGCAGTCGCATTCGCCAAGCAGAACAATCTGCCCCTTAACGATCCTCGCGTGGCCGCTTTTGCTGCCGACAAGAATGTTGGCGGACTGCAAAAGGGTCTGTCTTTTCTCCAGGGCATCGTGGGCTTGCCGATTGGCCTGCTTCGCAACGCCGCTCTCGGCGAGAACAATGATCTGACGGCGGCGTTCCGCCCTGAACGCTCATATGCAACCAGGGCGCAGGCGGCTATCGCTGCGCTGGACGCGCAGGGCCTTGCTGCCAAGAAAGATATCGCCGAGATGCGCCAGGACGTGCGTCAGTCGATCTTCACGGCAATTCAGCCAGCAGTTTCGCAGGCGTACAACACTTACGGTAAGCAGCAGGAAGCGAACCTTGGCGGAAGCCTGGACGAGCGCGTCATCAACGACGCACTGCGCGCTAACGGCTTCGTCGATCAGTTCGGCAACGTGGATCGGTCCTCGCCGCAGGCCCAGCAGTTCATTTTGAGCTTCACGCAGCAGATGGCCATCGCCGAAAACACCGGCAAGCCCGACCCGAACGCTGGCATCGCTGCGGCCCTCACGGGCCTCACCACGGCCTTCACGAAGAGCCGCGACGATAAGTGGGGCGAACTCGACGCCAAGTGGCAGGCAGACACACTGACCGCTGCGGACACTGCGGCCAAGCAGATCGGCACCGCTGAGTCGCTGCTGGCCGCTTCCCGTCGCCTCGGCCCCGTCAACTACGGCGGTCTTGCTGGCGGCGTGAAGCGCGAACTGCAAACGTCTCTGGCCGCACTGGGCTACAAGTCTGACGATCTCAGCAACGCTGCCATTGTCGATGGCCTGATCACGCAGCAGGCGCTGCCGCGTATGCAGATGCTGGGCGGCAACGACTCCGAGAAGGAGTTGACGATGATCACCAACTCGCTGGGCGGCAGCAACGCCACGGCAGAAGCTCGCGAGATGGCGCAGTTGTCGAACCTGGCTTCGCTCAAGGCCCAGAAGGAGTACGGCGACATCTTCCGCAGCTACCTTGGCCGCGTGGGTCGCCAGAACGGCAACCAGATCGACTTTATGAACTCGCCGGAATACAAGGCGTTTACCAGCAAGAAGCTGTTCCAGTATGAGCCTCGCATTCTGCCGTCACTTGCGCGTTTGGCTCCGAACCGCTATCAGAACTTCGCTCTGGTCAACGGTCAGGTCTACGTTAAGACGGGCAAGGGCGCAGTTCCGATCTCCTCGCTTTCGCAAGAGCAGATCGATAAGGCGATGGGGAACTAACACATGCCGCAAGAGATCAGCCTCGAACAGTTCAACCAAGCCCGCGCCAAGATGCTTGGTGCTGGTCCCAACGGCGAACAGACAGGCAAGAAAGACCCGCGCACCGGCTCCTGGGCGTGGAACCCTCAGACGCAATCTGCTGAGTGGGAACCAAACGGCCAAGGGTTGTCAGAGCAACAGTTCGCGGAGGCTCAAAAAGCCATGCTGGCGGAGCCTTCCGCTCCGCAGCAGGACGCCCCTGGCTTCTTCAGCGACCCGCTGGGCTACATCTCTGGCGAAAGCCGCACTGAATTCCCCGATATGCCGGAACTCAATGTAGGGGACATTGGTGGCCTGAAGGGCGTTGGGTACCAGACCGCCTCGTCCTTGGCGTTTGACGATCAGGGCAAGCAGGGCATTCTCGCCACCGTGCTGGGCGATCAGAAGCCTGAATTTTCGACCGACAAGTTCGGCAACGGCATCGTCACGTTTGGCGCTGGCGAGAACAAGGGCAAGTCGTTCTACGTCAACAAGCCTGGCATCACTGGCCAAGACGTTTCGACGTTGGGGACGAACCTCGCCCTGACTGCGGTTCCAGGCGGGTTCGCGGCTCGCGCCGTTACAGGCGCTGGTGCGACGGGCCTGCGCGTTGGCGGCGCCGCTGCGCTGGGCGCCACGGGCGGCGAGTCCGTCCGCCAAATTCTCGGCAACATGGCGGGCGACGAAACCCGCGCCAACAATGTCATCCCCGGCGCAGACATTCCGTCGATGCTGCTGGCGGGTGCCACTGAAGGCGTTCCGGCTGGCTACACGTTCAAGGCAACAAACCTTGCTCGCCCCGCTGGCGCACCCGCCAACATCGACCAGATCATCTCCGACAACGCGGCGCTGTTTGATCGCACTGGCGTCCCTGGTCTTCGTGGTCAGATCGCTGGCACGACCAGCGAGCTTGAGCGTACCCGCGTCTTGCAGAACCTCCCCGAAACGGGCGCTGGCATGACGGCGGCGCTGAAAGCGCAGAACGAAGGCGTCAGCAACGCGGCCACACGTCTGGTCGAGGACGTTGCTGCCCCCACTGGCGTTCTTGCGGAAACGCAGGCGAAGCAAGCAGCGCAGAACGCCATCACGGGCGCTAAGTCCACTCGCTCTGCTAAGGGCGGGCCGCTGTTCGACGCTGCGCTTGATACGGGCGCACAGATCGACACGACGACACTCGCCCAAGAAGTCAAAACACTTGCGGAAGGCGCTGTTAAAGGGACGCCCTACGGCGACAAGCTCGCCAAGGTTCAGTCGATCCTCAAGGCCGACGACAATTGGGCGCTCAATCCGCGTCAGCTTCAGAGCGTTAAGATCGACATCTCTGACGCCCGCAAAGCTGCGCTGCGCGAGGGCAAGGACGGCCTGGCCAATCAGTTGTCCGACGTTGAAGACAAGATCGTTCTGTTCATCGACACCAACGCCCCCGGCTACAAAGCCGCGAACGACGCATGGCGCCAGTTGAGCGTTCCCGTCAAGGAATTGCAGGACAGCGCAGTCGGCACCTTGGCGAACCTCGACCAGTTCGGCCTTCAGCAGTTCAGCCGTCGCCTTTTCAGCGGCCAGACATCTGCCCAAGAACGCTCATTCGTCAAGGCGAACCTCGACAAGGTCGATCCGCAGGCGTATCGCCGCATGGTGCAGTCCGACATGGGCCGCCGCCTCGACGAGATCAGCGACATCGGCACCGACAGCGGTATCGAAAATACACCGCGCATGATCAACGCTGCGCTTTTCCGCAACGAAGCCACCCGCAAGATGTGGAAAGAGGCGCTGCCGGACATGGCTGATCGTATCGACGATCTACACTACGTCCTTAACCTGGCGACCACTGGCCGCAACTCAGGTTCGGCCACGGCTACCCGCGGCGAGATCGTGCAGGGTCTGACCAGCCTGTTTGAACGCGGCGGGCAAGGCCTCCGCACGGCGCTGCTGAACTGGACGGTTGGTCTTCCGATCACAGTGACGGAAAAGGGCTTGGGCGCCATTGGCACGGCCCGCACACAGAGCATCCGCGCTGGCGCTCTGGCGGATCAGACCGCACCGGACGTAGCCAAGATGATTGGCGATTACGCGGAGCGCGTCGGCAAGGCAAATCCGCGTCTCGCCAGTGTCCTTCAGTCTGTGCGCCAGTTCGCGCTGACCGATGGAGTTCCTGCGGAGCAGCCGCAGCAGACGAGTGAAGGCGTACTCACTGAACAATAACAGCGAAAGCTATATGGATGACCCCATCAGTTCGGAAGCTCGATGATCCAAAAATTCTATTTTTGGACATCGAAACTAAGCCTGCCGTCGTAGCGACATTTGGCATCCGCGACCAACACATCGGCCACAAGCAAATTCTCAAAGATGGCGGCGTGATCTGCGTCGGCATGAAATGGCTGAAAGACAAGAAGGCCCAGGTCTATAGCGATTGGGAGCATGGCCACAAGGAAATGCTCCAGATCGTCCACGACGCGCTATCCGAGTGCGACGCCGTGGCCACCTACAACGGCGCCTCGTTCGATCTCCCGAAGTTACAAGGCGAGTTCCTGCTGCACGGCCTTCCGCCAGCCCCGCAACTCACGCAGATCGACATCTACAGGTCGGTGCGGAAATTGGGGCTGATCTCCAACAAGCTCGACTACGTCGCGCAGTTGCTGGGGATTGGCAGCAAGGTTAAGCACGAAGGCCTAGACCTATGGCTGAAGGTGATGGAGGGCGACGAAGCCGCCCAGAAGCGCATGGCCAAGTACTGCGCTGGCGACGTGATGCTGACCGAGAAGGTCTACAACCACGTCCGGGCGTTCATCCATCAGCACCCGCACATGGGGACGACCAGGCCGCTCGACTGTGGCGCCTGCGGGTCTACTCGCACTCAGGCACGGGGCGTGTACCGCACGAAGACGAGCTACCGCCAGCGGTACCATTGCCAGGCGTGTGGCAGTTGGGGCCTTGGAAGCCCGAAGAAGGCCTAGTGTACCAAATTCGTACCAAGGCCTTCGTAAGTCGTTGAAAATAAACGCTTTAAATCACATGATGAAGGGCGTGTTGAAGAACCGCATTTTCCGTAACAAATCAACACGTTGGGGGTTGTAAACGTCAGGTTTCTTGGTACAGTAGCCACATTGGTAAGTCATTGATTTATCATCGTGCAACACGCCAGCGAACGCTGGCACTGTACCAAGAGGTGTACCGATGGCCGTTATCCAGAAGCGCGGGGAAAGCTACCGCGTCCTGATCCGCAAGAAGGGCTTGAAGCCCATCTCCAAGACCTTCAAGACGAAGGCGCTGGCCCAGCGATGGGCGGACAAGACCGAGTACGAGATCGGCGAGGGAATGCTCACCGCCGCCCCCGACAGGGCCACCGTGGCGGACACCGTTGATAAGTACATCGCCCGCATGGCCCAGATCGGCAAGCCGGTGGCTCACAAGAAGGAGCTTCTGCTGAACCGTATCTCGGCCCAGATCGGCGAAAAGCGCCTGGACGAGCTTACGACCGACTTTCTGGTTAATTGGGTGTCCGACATGAAGGACTTGGTTCCCAGCACCCGCCTGGGCTACGTCATCGGTTTCAGGACGGTCCTGACGACTGCCGAGACGCTCTGGGACGCCAACCCCAACCTCAAGGCCTTTGAGAAGGCGTCGGCCTTCCTGCGCAAGCACGGGATCATCGACGAATCCGAAGAACGGGACCGCCGCGTCTCCGACGCCGAGGTCGAGGCTCTTCTGGCCGTGATGACGGCCCCGCGGCTCCCGTACCGGGACATCTTTTACTTCCAGCTTCACAGCGCGTTCCGCATCAGCGAGACGTGCCGCATCCGCTGGGACGATCTGCATGAGGAAGACCGGACGGTCCTCATCCGCCAGCGCAAAGACCCGAAGAAGAAGCGGGACGAGGTGGCGCCGCTGCTCGACGCCGCTTGGGAGATCATCCAGCGCCAGCCGAAGACGAGCGAATTCATCTTCCCCTACGAGCCAAACACCATTTCCCACGCTTTCGCGGACTACGCCGAGACGGCCCAGATCGAAGACATCCGCCTGCACGACCTTCGCCATGAGGCGGTCAGCCGCCTGTTTGAGATGGGCTTCGTGATCACCGAGGTGAAGCTGTTCTCTGGCCACAAAGACCTGAAGATGCTCCAGCGGTACACGCACCTTCGCCCGAAGGACATCCGTCAGGGGCCGGTGGCGATCCGCCGCTACCACGAACAGGTAGCGGCTGGTGGCAACGTGGTGCCGTTTACCCGCGCCGCGTGATCTGCTTGAGGCCGTCAGCACGTCGTGAAGCAAAGAACTGCTCTACGACGTGCTTGTCGGCCACCACACGCTTTCCAAGCTTGTAGGTGGGGACAGGGAAACGCTGCTCTGCAATCGCGTTCCTGATCGATCCCAGCGTCAATCCGAACAGGTCGGCAAGCTCTTTCAGTCCGATCCAAGGCCGTTCCATCACGTTTCCTCGCTAGGGTTCCGAAGCTGGCGTAATTCAACGCCGCCAAGCGTGTAGCGCCCTCTGGGCGTTCGCTTGATCAGCACCTCGACACCGCTGCCGGTGCGGGTGCCGTGGCGTAAAGCCAGTTCCGGTGGAACGTCCACGATCTGGAAATGGAGCGACGGCTCGTCCGTCGAGAAAACTGCCTGCCAGCGCGCCTCAAGGCTGGATGGGAACGTGGCGGTCCATTCTCCCTTGGCCAGTGGCTGGGCCATCCGCGCCACGATAGATAGCTGGGTGCCGTGCTTGATGGCGAAGATGTCCACCTTGCTGTCCTTATCGGCAGGGATCGCAACGTGGTATCCGGCCAGCAGCAGATACGACATCACGCCGTAGACCGCCGCATCGCCTCTGAGCGCCGCCTGGCGCTTGTCGGCTATCTCCAGGGGGCTGGTGCCAAGCTGGAGCCACAGCGGGTCCACGCCCACCACCTTGGCCAAATCCTTGATCTTGTCAGGGCGGGGAAGGCTTTCGCCCTCCAGCCACTTCCTGACCGCCTCTTGGGTGACGTTCATCTTCTTGGCCAAATACACTTGGCGCCCTCTGCCATGTTCTGGCACCAGCGGGCTTTCATCACACGCTTGCTTCAAACGCTTTGCAAAATCCACGAACAACCCCACCGCCGCAGCGGTCATAAGTACAACTTGTGGTTGTATCATCGCTTAACTCGTATAGGTCTGCAACTTCTTGATAGCTTCCAATAGATCGTTTTGGGTTGCGTCCTTTTTGTTCAATGTAGCGTGAACCGCGTCGTCCACCGTTCCGGTCGCGAGTAGATGGTAGATAAGAACAGGTTTTTCCTGCCCCTGCCGGTGCAGGCGCCCGTTGAATTGTGCGTAAAGCTCAAGGCTCCAAGGCAAACCGAACCAAACAATCGTCCGCCCTCCGTTCTGCAAATTGAGTCCGTGTCCCGCGCTGGCTGGGTGTGCCAGCAGCATAGGAATTTTTCCGGCGTTCCAGTGATCTATCGTGGCGGGATCGCTGTCGAGCGCCACTGCAAGAGGGAACCTTGCCTTCAGTCGAGCCAAGTCCGACTTGAACTGATACGCGACGAGTATTGGCTCGTCGGTCTGTTCAACAATTTCAGCCAGTGCATCCAGCTTGTCGTCGTGGAGGACTTCCCAACCCCCATCGTCGAGATACATTGCGCCATTGCAGAGTTGCAGGAGCTTGTTGGCCTGCACGGCTGCGTTGACGGCGGTGATCTCACCCTGTTCCAGTTGGACCAAAAAGTCCTTCTGGAGGGTGCGATATTGCGTAAGCGTTTTTGGCGCAAGCGTGATCGAAATCACACTGTCGATACGATCTGGAACGAATAGGTAATCGTCCGCTTTCATCCTGATACAAATATCAGCTAGGCGATTGAAAAGAGTGTCTTTGCGTTCCGGCTTGACCTCCCACTGATTCCACTGCGGATTGCCCACTTGGCGGCAAAACTGTTCCAGAAATACACCTTTGGTGCGGCCCAGCCTTTCGCCCTTGTCCAGCAGATAGATTTGCGGCCAGAGGTCGATCAGGTTGTTTGCAGCAGGCGTGGCGGTGAGTTCAATCATCCGCTTGATCTTCGGCAGCACTGAGCGCAGCGCCCGCCACCGCTTGGCCTGTGTGGACTTGAACGCTGACGCCTCGTCGATGACGACTGTGTCGTAGGGCCACCGCTGGCCATAGGCTTCCACCAGCCACGGCACCAGTTCGCGATTGATCACGCTGATCTTGTAGGGCGCCACGATGGCCTTCTGCCGCGCTGGCGCAGACAGTCCTGCAAGCTGGTGGACGTAAAGATCGGAAAGGTGGCTCCAACGCTTGACCTCGTTCGGCCAGGTCGAGAGGGCCACGCGCAGTGGCGCGATGATCAGTACACGGCTGGCCTTGCCTTCGTCGAGCAGATCGCTGATCGCGGTCAGCGTCGAGACGGTCTTGCCAAGGCCCATGTCGAGCCAGAGGGCGGAGGAGGGCTTATCCTTGATGAACTGAACCGCTTCGCGCTGATAGGGGTGAAGGTCATTCCGAGAGAGCATTGATCGCGTCCTCCGCACTGTCCATGACCCAGACCGTCACGCGCTGATCGCGCATCTTCTTAATGGTCTGAGCCTGCAAGGCCGTGGGCTTCTTGCCAGGGGCCTTGAATTCGATGAAGACGATCACGCCGTCTTTGATAAACACGCGATCAGGAACGCCGCGCTGAGATGGCGAAACGAACTTGTACGTCAGCCAGCCGTTCGCCCTGGCCCACTTGGCCACCTTGGCTTCGATGTCGCGTTCCCTGATCATCATTTCCGATACCTTTCACACTCAAAGCCCTCGACTGCGATGGGCAGGCCATCGGCCCACTCAGGCACTTCGCAGATGAGGCGTTCAAAATCAGCGAGGGAGCCGAAGCCTTCCGGCACTTCCGCCACGATCTCGTCGTGGACGTGCATGACAACGCGATAGCCATTGGCCTCGACGCGCAACATGGCGTCGGCCAGCAGATCGCGGGAGACAGCCTGCGTGACGTTCTCGGCCAGCTTGCCGCCGTAGGTGTTTAGCTTCGCCCAGCGACCGCCCAGGCGGCTGTCCGTACCCCAGAACTCCAGCTTGCCGTCGCTGTCGATGCGCGGCTTGTAGTAGGCGAGGCGACGGCCAGAGGGCAGCTTGGCGAACAGGAAGTCGCCGTGACACTTGAATGTGATCGGCCCTGCGACGAATGCCGTTCCGGTGTGGCGGACGGCGTTGATGGCCGCGTTCTCAAGGTCGTACCAGAAGCGGGTGATGTTCTTGTTCGCCTTGCGCCACTTCACCTTGATCTGATCGGC